CATCTTAATTATCTTTATAATGTTCCAACTTGTCTCTACAATCGTCACAAATGCAATTATCCAGGCACTCTAAGTATTGTTTCTTAGCTGATTCAAAAATGCCAATACCTTCGTACCCATTAGAGGCACCAACAATTACAGCTTCTACTGCAATAAATTCAGCTACCTCTGATGAGCATTCATCTTCTTCCAGTCCTTCCATGATAGCTTGAATAGCCTCTTGAATCTTGATCATTGTTGCTTTTTCCATGTCTTAAATTTTAGACAACAAAATTACAAAATTAATTCATACAAAAGATATAATTTTTATATTTTTTAAAAAGAAAATAAACCATCACTAATCAATCTTGATATAAACGCATAATCAAACTTTCTAATGTCCCCTTCAACTTTTACTTCTACCTTATTAATCAAAGATAAATTTCTCAATACTAGTGATGTGACAATACTCTTATCTGTTTTTATTTTTATGCTTGTACCAGCACTGAACCAATAATCCTTATCATACTTGCCCATGATCCTACGACTGTTCTCATCACGATATTCAAAATTAGGCATTCCATATGCATTCAAGAAGGAATCCACATACTTACTCTTCAAACTCTCCATATTGAATATGGAAGGCAAACAATTCTTAACCCCTATTTTTTCTATCTTATCTCTTTTGCAAATACAGTAGTTATCGTACTTCTTTGCATATTCTGGAGGATAGATCTTCGACCGTACATAGTAGGAGATGAATTCTTGCTGTAATACTGAGTAAAAATCTGTTAAAGAAAGGTCTCGAGATTTAATTACCGATGGTTCCATATGTGGGCACTTTTAGGAGCGTTCAAACTTGTATAAAAGTACAAGAAATCCTGCAAGTTTAAAAATAAATTACTCAATTCTTCTTCTGAAATATTGCCTGGATCCACATTCTCATCTTGTATTAATGCAACTTTTACTTCAAACATTGAAAGTAGTCTCATCCCAGCATCTTTAATACTTGAGACTGTACCAGCATCGTACATTAAAATAACCTTCTCTACAGTCTTAGGGATTAAATCAGCCTGAGCAATGTTTAAATCACTTCCAAAAGTAAAGCAGCACTTTATCTCATCTTGCTCATTCAACTTCATTAAACGGTCTAAATTCGCTTTATCAAACAAGCCCTCAACTAAAATCACTGTATGAGTGTTAGGAGTGATTTCATCTATCCCTCCCAGCAATTTTGAAAAATCATTTTCTGAATTACGATATCTTAAAACTAAAGGTGCTTTACCTTCTTTACTTTGCTTTAAATTCTCATGGTGCCATTCTTTACTTTTTCTTGAACGTGCTAACCAACCAACCAGTCGTCCTCCTTGACATACCTGAAAAACGAGCTTGTCCACTGTTCTTGGATCAAGTTCTGCAACACCGACACCATACTGGATATACTGTTCTTCAGTGAATCCTCTACGATCTAAATAGTAGTCATTCTTGATTTTCTTAAATCCAAGCGGCAATTTGGCGATATTTACTGTAAGTGGTAGTTTCTCCTCTCTTAAAGATTTTAACTCCTTTACGCCTTCGTATTCCCTGTCAAACTCACAAAGATCAGATCTACCTATGTCTTTTAATATTTTACCTAATGGCAAAGAGATAGAACAGTAAAAACAATGTGCTACTCCTCCTTTGTCCTTAAAAGTAATTCCAAACTTATCGGACCTATTACATTCTGGACAAGCAAGTTTGCCTCGCAACCATCCTTTACTACCAAATGATCTTAAACTAAATTCAGATATGATTTTATCTTTATTCATCTAAATAAATATCTTTAAAAATTTTCCTAGTCCTGCCAGCCTCGAAAAATCTCCCAAGATTAAATCCTGTGGCAATTGGGAACACCCTACCTTTCGGTGAATAATATCTTGCTTTATCAATAAATATACGCATCGTCTTACTCTTTTCTTCATCAATAGTAACATTTCCGGTAAATACCCAACTAAATGAATTAGCTACATTTTTATCTCCCATAGAATCTGATCGCGTAATAACCTTATCTGGGTCATTATATACATCAGCCTTTACATCTGACGTTTGAGTAGCTGTGAATCCTCTGATATCGAACTGGTTACATATGTTTTTGAACTTCCTACAACTATTACCAATCCGCATCTTCACTGATTGTGTATCTGCACCATATTTAATCCCATCACCTGGATTACACAAATCAATACTATCTAATATCAGTAAATCAGGTGGCTTTCCTTTTTCTTTTATGTATTCAACTACAGTGTCTCTTACATCAACCATAGAGGCCTCATCAAATTGCTCAAATGATTTAACACAAATATCTTGCTTCATTACAACCATTTCCTTTGCAATAGAAATGAGTTTTTCATACTTCTCGCCTTCAATATTTCCAGCTTTAATAGTGTGATAATCTAAAGCTGCCCATATCTGAGTGTATTTATCAAAAGCCTCTTCTTCACTCCCTTCTAATTGGATATGTAACACATCATACCCTAATCTACAAGCATGCATTCCATGCCATTTCAATACAGTTGATTTACCTACTCCAGATCTCATGATCCAAAGAGTAGTATCCTTACGATCAGACCCACCATTACTAATGATGTCACATGGTAGGATCCCGAAGGGTATTTTTTCTTTACTTATATGTTCTTCTTTTTTAATTTGTTTCTCAAGAGCTACTTTCTGGAAATCTTGAAACACTTTTAAGAAGTTCCCATTATCTTTAAAAATAGAAAACTCAACTATCTCCTGACTGCCCTGAGACATTGTTCTCATTGCTTTTTCACTTTCACCTTTCTTATGTAAATCAATAACATCGTCCCATAGAAGTTGAAAGCGAACATCACGAATGTAAGATTCCAATTGCCTTAACAAAGGTTCAGGATCACAAATATCTGTTTCTTTTATTTTCTTTAAGACGGTAATTACTTTTTCATCATTCTTATTCTGCTCAAAGATAGTCCCAATAGTAGGAAGGGTTCCTGTTAAGGAATAATGATCGATAATTCCTTTATAGATGATCTTGAACTCTTGAGAAGGAAGATGCTGGTACTTCAGGCAACCTTGTATGCGCTCAATTATACTTTTCTTTAAAAAGCATAGGTGCAATAATTCCTCTAAGAAGTGAGTGTTTAATGTGTCGATTGGCATGTTACGAAATATGAATATATAAATATAGTGAAATTATTTTAATCATCAAGAAACATTTCTTTAAGTGGGTCTTTTCTTTTTCTTCTTTCTATAGTCCCAGAGATACTTTTATCAAGAGAAGAAGTAGGTGAGAATTCCTCACCTACCAATTCTATATTTTTATTTATATCTTTATATATAGTATTACGATCATTATACGATAGTAATGCGCTCGTATTATTTTTTAATACGCTCGTATCATTTTCACTTATGTTCGTATTTTTCTTATCCCATCTAGCTTGTACAGATTTACGAGCATTCTCAGATGTAATGCCACGCTCTTTAAGCTTTTCTCCTACACTCATTGAACTAAATTTATCATCTTTAATTACAAACAAATCAAAATCATTGATCACACTAAAAATAATGTCCCTACTTATTCTCATATCGTATGCAAGATTTTCATAATTAGTGGTGAGCTCATTTTTGTTGATATGTGAACTACCCACCCACGCCAAAGGCGATGGGATGGGCTTCAGGAGTCAGCACTTTGACTAACGTCAACAGTTCGTCCTGATTTTTAAGAGTGTGTTCCCCACTCAAATTATTTTTAAGAGCAAATGATTTAATGTTACAGGCAGCATTTACATCTCGGTCAAGAACAGAATTACACTTAGGACAAATCCATTCACGGTCTTTAAGTGTCAGTTCTTTATTGATGTATCCACAGCACGAACAAGTCTTTGATGATGGAGCAAAACGCCCTATTCGTAGAATGTTCTTACCGTACCAATTAGATTTGTATTCTAACATAGATGTGAAAGTTGACCAACTTACATCATTTATTGCTTGTGCTAAATTGTGGTTTTTTACCATACCTGCCACACTTAAAGTTTCTAAAGCTATCGTTTGGTTCTCACGAATTAATTTAATTGAAACTTTATGCAGAAAATCTTTGCGCTTATTTACTACCTTCTCGTGTAGTAAGGCAAGACGTTGTTTAGTGCGTTTACCTTTGTTTTTTGAATATTTACGTTGTACATACTTTAATTTAGATTGTACTTTTCGTAATTTCTTAGGATTTTCAAAAACTTCTCCTTCGGAAGTGATTGCAAAATCTTTAATCCCTAAATCAATGCCGATAGTAGTACTTTCGGTTATCAGTGCTTTAATTGGAATTTCATCATTAGTATCAACTAATATTGAAACGAAATATTTACCTGTTGGAGTAACACTTACAGTAGCACTTTTAATAGTTCCTTTAATTTCACGATGCAAAACAATATCTATTCCTTCCTTGAATTTAGGAATAATTAATTTTTCGTTTTCTACTATTACATTTTGTGGAACTGAAAAAGATTGTTTACCTCGATGCTTTGATTTGAACTTAGGAAATCCAGCACCTTTGAAAAACTTCTTAAAAGCAATGTCCATATTTTGTATAGATTGCTGTAAGGACTGGCTATTAACCTCTTTTAACCACTCACATTCCTTTTTAAGTTCAGGTAGTTGTTTGATTAAGTCAAATGAAGAAAAATTATGTTTAGAACCTAAATACGCTGTATTCTTTGTTTCTAAAGC